CCTGCAAAACAACAAAGTAGATGTTGATAAAACAGCTCAAGCGTCTGCCAAGACAAGCGCTGGCGGAAGCTCAGGCGATGACATTGAAGTCGGTGTTCCGGATCCTATTGGCTACAAGTTTAATCTACCGCCACACGCATGGAGCTTGCCTGTTCGCCCAATTGAGCAAGAGCCAAAAGACGTTGGAGTTCTAAACAACAAAACTGGTTATTTTGCCGCCGATATATTTAATTCTACAAGTACACCTGAGTCGTTTCATGGAACTCGCCGTGGACGAATATGGTACTGGCACTCGGCTTCTGCGCTTCAAAAGTTTAATACAGACTCTGGAAAAGTAGAAAGCCTTGCTGAAGCAACTGCAAAATTAACTAAAACAACAGAGGGCGTTGAGCTCAAGAATGATGACCGCAAGTGGGGTTTTCAATTCCTTTGGAACCCATCAGAAATTTCAACTAACGTCTCTAGAAACATGGACATTACCCCGTCAGCTGCTGACACCCTACGTGTTGTTTCTGGTGTTTTTCCTGGACAAGAAACAGTTAATTTTAATATTTTGCTGGATAGAGTTAATGATTTTGCCTGTATTCGGTCATCAAAAGTTAAAGACTTTAATGATTATGCAAAGTTTTACACAGCTCAATTCCCGGGTCAAGGAAAACAAGCATTTGGTGAGCAGCTAGACGCTCTTATGCGCCAAGGCACAATGGCTGATCTTGAGTACTTATTTAGAGCGATTAATGGTTCTGGAATGGGTGTTGAAAAATGGGGAACTCTAATGGGTAAGCGCACAGCTAACCTTGGTTACCTACAACCTACCCTTCTTGGTATATCTCTTGGCCCAGACCGACTTAACAACTTGTCTTATGTGGGTTGGCTATCAAATATTGCAATTAATCACAATATGTTTACCCAAGATATGATTCCTATGAGAACTACAGTAACCCTTTCAATTGAATGCTTCGCTGGTACGGGAATTGGAGCCGGATAATGATTTTTAAAGGATCTCGTTACGAGTACTCAACTGTTGACTTTTTTAGCCCAAAAACAACTAAGTCAGAACAGCCTGTTCTTTTTTACACCTTTTCAACTCTTGGGCGTTTGAGCTATTGGGAGCACCAATATGTACAAGGCGAGCGCCTTGACCAGATTGCCTCTAAGTACTACCAAAACCCAAAGTCTTGGTGGCTTATCCCTGAGTACAATCCTGAAATTGTCGACTTTACAAACATTGCTCCTGGAACCATTTTGAGGATCCCTAATGTTTAATTTTATACGTGTGTCTTTTCCTGAAACTGATTTTGGCCCTACCGCTGTGTACTCTGCTGAAATCATTCAGGAAAGATACAAGCACGATATTATTAAAATAAAATTTAGAGATTGGGATGTGTCTTATGACATTCTTAACCCAGGTTCTCCGGTACAGGTAAGAATTGCTGGTGTTATTGAAGGTAAAGACATTTATGGATACATCCACCATATTAAGCCTGATCGCACACCAGGTAAGAATTTTACTGAAATGGTTGTTATTGGGGCGTCTTACCCATTCCGTCAACCATCTCAAACAATATACAAAGATATTACGGCAGATCAGGTAGCCCAACAAATAGCAGAAAAGCACAACTTTGTTTGTTATTCCGTGCCGCACCCACGTGTTTATCCACAAATTGCTCAATCCGGATATACAGACTGGGAGCTCTTAGTAAGATTGGCTAAGCAATCCGGGTATACGCTTCGAGCTACAAACACAGAATTGTATTTTCAACCAATGCACGAAGATTTTCATCTTTACAAAGAAGAAGCTAAGACATTTACAATGAGACAAGCAAATGACTCTGCTGGATCTACTTTATACTCATTTAGACCAATTATTGGCGAAGACATAAACTATGACGGCAACGTTAAATCCGCCCCAGCAGCTACAGGTGTTGATACTTTTACAAATACCCCTATGTCTTTTACTCAACAAAAAAGAGAAGATTCTACAAGAACAAAAGAACAGTCTGAATTCTTTGACTCTTTCTTAACCGACACTGTAGCTAACACCCCAGAAATAGCTAAATATGAGTCAGAAGCTGCTGACCTTCGCGGATCGTTTCCTTATAGAGCTGTTGCTGAAGTATTAGGGTCAGCTTCTTTGCGACCAGATATGCCTGTTTACTTAAACGGTATTGGTTCAAACTATTCTGGTTTCTGGACTATCTTAAAAGTTGAGCACAAGATTGTTGAAGAAGAGCGCAACCGCCATAGGTATACAACTGTTTTACATGTAGGGTCTGACTCACTTGGAGAGGCTTCTATTGGACCAGACAGTCGAGAAATCACACAGCCGCCAGCTCGCCCAATAAGAAAAGTTCTTTACGGAGTTCGTCAGACAAAAATCCGCCCTGTAACCTATCTAAACCGGATTACAGTGCCAGTAAATGCAACAGAGCGCGGAAGCTTTGGCACTATTGAAAACAGAGCTAAGTTAAGCGTAAGTAACAGAGATACATCTCCTGCCCGCTGGGTAAGCGGAACCCGATCTTTAGACCCAATTGTTGAAGAGCCGGTAACAGAGCAATTTGTTACAGAGCGCTTAGAAAGATTGAGGGCGCGATGAACTTTGATCAAAGATTTTATGGTTTGTATGAGGGAATTGTTATAAATAGTGACGACCCAGAAAAGCGTGGACGAGTTACTCTTCAAGTACCGCAGGTTACTGGCTCTGCTGAGACCAACTGGGCTACGGCTATGACGGGTGCCCCTTTAATCTATGAGTTTCCTTATGGATCATTTCAAGATTTTACAGACCAAACAGCAGCTAGTGCATTACAAAATTATGTAATGACTCTTGACACAACAGATTACTCTTATGGGGTACGTATTGTTGATAATTCAAAGATAACCTTTGATAATTACGGAACTTTTAACTTGGCATGGTCCGGGCAGTTTGAAAACACCTCATCAGGTGTTCAGGATGTTACTGTTTGGATTCGTAAAAATGGAGTCGATGTTGTTGGTTCATCTGGATTTATTTCGGTTCCGGCAAGACACGGATCTACAAATGGCCACACAGTTGCAGCTTGGAATTACATTTTAAATTTAGAACCTGGTGATTATATTCAATTTATGTGGCATGTAGAAAATACAGCTGTATCTTTAGTTCACTACCCTGTTGGAACCACTCCAGCTCACCCATCTACAGCAAGCTTAATTGTTACAGCTACATTTGCCGGAAACTACCGCCCAAACCCAGGAGCAAAAGTGGGCGTTATGTATCTTGGTGGAGACCCTAACTTCCCAGTCTGGACAGGAGAAATGTCATAATGGCGTACCAAACAGCAATAACACTTCCATTTGCTTTTGATAGCTATGGGTCAGTGACTTTCACATCTGATGAGAAGAAAATCTGGCAAGACAGGGTAGTCCTTGTCTGCATGACCAGCCTTAATGAGCGCATCATGCGCCCCACCTTTGGTACTAGCGTTGCCGCCACAGTGTTTGAAAATGTCAATGATTCTGTAAGCCTTATACAACAGACTATTGGTGGAGCTTTTTCAAAGTTTTTACCTGCCCTGTCCCTTCAAAATGTTAGAGGGCAAGTGGACCCCGTTGATGGAAGCATAGTTATTGAGGTCTTTTACCGTTATAATGATAAAGACACCCAACAAAGCGTAAAGATTAAGACCGGATTGTTCTCCAGAAGCGGAGAGCTAATAGTGGAAGGAACTGGACGAAGTGGCCGTTAAAAAGTATGTCCCACAGATTGACTATACCTCTAGGGACTACACCTCCATCCGGGAAGACCTAGTCTCTCTTATCCCTAATTTTGCCCCTAACTGGACAAACCGCGATCCAGCTGACTTTGGTATGACTATTCTTGAGGCATTTGCTTACATGGGCGATCAATTGCATTACTACATTGACCGTGCTGCTAATGAGTCTTTCATTACTACAGCTAGCCAGCGCGATAGCGTCCTTCAGCTTGCTCGCCTTCTTGGGTACCAGGCCACCAATAACACAGCTTCCCGAGTTACAGTAACTTTTCAAAACTCAACAGCTAGCCCAATTGTGGTGCCAGCATTAACCCAAGTTGCTACAACAAACGTTACTAGCAGCAGCTCACAGCAGATTGTATTTGAGACCGCTACAGCAGTAACAGTACCGGCAACAGGATCTATTACAGTAACTGCAAACCAAGGTGTCACGGTTGCTAACGAGGTTATTGGAACCTCTAACGGAGAATCAAGTCAGGTATTTAAGCTTTCAAAAACCCCTGTAATTGAAAAGAGCGTTAGCTTAACCGTTAACGGGGTCACCTACACCCAAGTACCTTACCTAATTGATTATCAAAACTATGACCCTGTGTTTAGCACATACACAAATGCTCAAGGCATCACCTATGTTGTATTTGGTGACAACGTAAGCGGTCGCATTCCTCCAGTAAACGCTCAGATCACAGCTACCTACCGTATTGGTGGGGGTACTTCTGGAAACGTTGGAGTTAACACAATTAAATTTATTCTTACTAACGGTGTGTCAGGACTCAGCGTATTGAACCAGTACATCAGCGCTTCAGACTCTGGTGCTGCATCAGGTGGCGGAGATTTTGAGTCAACTGACGCTATCCGTGTCAACGCTCCTTTAAGCTTACGTACACTCGAAAGAGCTGTGTCGTTATCTGATTACGCTAACCTGTGCATTAAAGGCGGAGCCGCTAAAGCGGTAGCTATTGCAGATGTGTACACAAGCGTTACTGTTTACTTTGCTCCTTTTGGTGATAAAGGTGTAACTGGTGATGGCGTAACCCCATCAACCGTGTTTAACAATACAGTCACAAGCTTAAGGTCATATTTAAACAATAAGATCCCGGCTAACACAACAATTACGTTTC